CTAATGATGGTACTACTGGAAATACGGCAGTTGGTTTTCAAGCTCTAATGGTCATGACTACAGGAGAAAAAAATACAGCAGTCGGATATGAATCTCTTGAAAATTGTGTGGATGGGGTAAATAATACAGCATTGGGTTATCAGTCTCTTACTGCAGATGCTGGTAATAATAATGTTGGTCTTGGTTATCTAGCATTACGAGCAACCACAGGAAATCAACATACTGCAGTTGGTGCTTATGCTTCCCATAATATAGGTGGAGGTGCAAACAATACAAGTCTTGGATTTAATAGTCTGTATGATATAGTGGATGGTTCTCAAAATGTAGCTATCGGCTCACAAGCTATAGGTGGAACACTAGGTACAACAGCAGATAATTCAAGTGATTTAATCGCAATCGGTTATCAAGCTTTAGGTGGTGATTGGGGAAATACAACACTTACTGATAATATTGCTATCGGTACAAGTGCTATGGGTGGTGCAATTAATGGTGCTATAAATTGTATTGCAATCGGTAGAGACACTCTTGACGGAGCATTGACTACTGGTGCTAATGGAACAGTTGGAATTGGTACTCAGGCACTAAAATATTTAACAACAGGAGCATCAAATATTGCAATCGGCTTCCGATCTTTATATGTCCACACGACAGGTGCAAGAAATATTGCTATCGGTGAACTCGCTATGGCGGATACCAATGCTGGTTCAACTTCATTAGGTAGTGCTGACAATGTTTTTATAGGATATACTGCCGGTGGTGGAACTTGGACAGATGCTGCTTCAAATCAAAATATTGGTATTGGTACAAATGTAATGAATGGTGCTTTAGCTGGAGCATTAAATAATGTCGGTATTGGAAATGCTGCATTAAACTCTTTAACTAGTGCAGATTCAAATACCGCGATAGGNTACTTGGCTGGAAATGATTTAACAACTGGACATAGTAATGTTGCAATTGGATCAAGTGCTCTTCTAAACTCATTACTTGTAGATAGTACAGTTATTATTGGCACTGGAGCTGGTGCGGCTGTTATGACATCAGATGCAGATGGTACAATTGCTATTGGTAATTCAGCAGGTGCTGCAATAACATCAGGTGCTGGAAATATTGCAATCGGTCTACAATCATTAGATGCTCTAACGGAAGCAGCTGATAATCTTGCAATTGGATTCGGAGCATTGACTACATCTTCAAATGTAAATGCTGCTAGAAATATTGCTATAGGTAATTATGCTTTAGAACTCTTAAATTCTGACGGAAGAGATAATATTGCTATAGGTTATGAAGCATTAGAAACTGCAAATCACGCTGACATAGATGGAAATATAGCCATAGGAAATTATGTATTAGATGCAGTTGGAAGTGCTGGGGTATGGGCTTGTGTAGGTGTTGGTTATAATGCACTTACATCTGTTAATAATGCTGGAGCAGTTGGCAGTACAGCAATAGGATATAGGACATTAACAACTTTGACTTCAGGTGCTGGTAATACGGCAGTTGGTTTTGAAAGTTTGAAAAGTGAAAACGATGGTTCAAGGAATACGGCGATTGGATACAAGGCTTTAACTGCGTTAAATACTTCTGCTGGAAATGGACAAACAACGGCAGTAGGTTTTGAAGCTGGAATGGATGCCTCAACTGGAATAAATAATACTTTTGTTGGAAGTAGGGCTGGAAATCAAGGCACAAATGATATAACCACGGGCGACAACAATACTCTGATTGGTATGGAAGCAATAGCAAGTGCGGCGAGTGCATCAAATCAAACCGTAATAGGTGCAAGTGCAGTAGGACAAGCAAATAACTCAGTAGTTCTTGGTAATGCTTCAGTAGATAGAGTTTACGCAGCTCAAGACGGAGCGGCTGTATTGTATGCTAACGGAACTATTAATACTTCTGATAGGAGATTTAAGGAAAACATTAATGATAGTGATTTAGGATTGGAGTTTATCAATAAAGTGAGACCAGTAAAGTATAATTTTAAAGAAGATAAACATGATGGTAAAACCAAATATGGTATTATTGCTCAAGAAGTATTAGAAGTTTTAAAGAATTCAAACAATGAAGATTCTTCTTTTATAGAAACAGACAATTCAGACAAACTCGGTGCTGATTACATTCAATTTATCGCACCATTGATTAAATCAGTACAAGAACTAACAGAAATGGTAAAAGCTCAACAAAAAGAGATAGAAGAATTAAAAAATAAATAATTACTTAGGTTATACTTATATAAACAAAAAAAAATTGAATTTACAAAAAGTATATGATACTTATAATAACCATATTAACATAGGAGAATAAGTTATGGCAAACGAAACACAAGTTGTAGAACCTTCAAATGAAATTAAATTCACAGACGATGAATTAAAAGGATTACAAGGTCTGCAAGACGGATATCAAGAAAAACAAACACTTTTAGGTCAACTATCAGTACAAAAACTACTGATTAATCAACAAACTGAAGCATTAGAAGTACGTATTTCAGAAGTTGAGTCTGAGTATGAAGGTGTTCAACAGCAAGAACGTGATTTAGTTAAAGAATTAAATGATAAATACGGGCCTGGCTCATTAGACCCAGCAACCGGAGTATTTACACCTACACCTGTTGAAGAAACTCCTGAAAGTTAATTTATAAAAATAAAACCCCTTAATAATACATTTTGGGGAACTTACATTATATTTATAGTCGAATAGCTACATGCTGTTTGAAAAATTATAATTATAATAAATAAACAATTAGGAGAAATCAGATGGCAGAAAGAGTAGTCTCGCCTGGTGTATTTACTCGTGAAACAGATTTATCATTCTTACCACAAGCAATTGGTGAGATTGGTGCTGCAATTATTGGGCCTACCACAAAAGGCCCAGCATTCACACCAACCCAAATAACATCATTTCAAGAATTTGAAGAGATGTTTGGTGGAGTCGATGATAGATTTTACACACCTTACACCGTAGAACAATATTTACAAAGTGCAGGAGTCGTAACAATAGTTAGGATTCTTGGATTGGCTGGTTATCAAGCAGATACAGTGCAATTAGTTGCAAAACTTGGTACAGTATCACATTCACTTGCAATCCTTGCACCATCTCGTGGTTCAAGTGGAGCTGGAGATTTATCATATACTAATGTTGTCGGTGCTGGTACTTGGGCTAGTTTTCAATTACAAGTATCTGGTAGTGATGTAACTGCAGAAACATACAATTTGTCATTTAATACAAGTAGTGCTAATTTTATTACTGAGGTGATAAGTGAAGATGCTCAAAGTCAAAAATCAGGTAATTCTAATTCATCTGTATATGTCTACAAGGTATTTAAACGAGCTTCTCATCTTATATTTGGTGCTGCTACAACATCAACCGTATCAGCTAAAAATGAAGCAAATGGTTTAGATTTTCAAGGTGGTGTAACTTCTATTGATGCCTTAGGAAATGAAAACTCATATACTGGTAATGTTGCATACAATAGTGCAAGAACACCTTATATACAATCACAATTAGTTGGTGATGCGAGATATAAACTATTTAGAGTATATACTCGTTCACATGGTAGTGATATAAATAAAGATATTAAAATTGCAATATTAAATATTAAAAGGGCTGATGATGTACCTGGTTCAGATTATGGTACTTTTTCAATTCAAGCTAGAGTACATAATCCAAATGGAACTAATGACGATACTATTTTAGAACAATTTGATGCTTTAACATTTGATTCAAATTCTCCAAACTATTTTGCAAAGAGAATTGGTGATAGATTTGTTGAAATAGATTCAAATGGAAAATTAACCTATTATGGTGATTATCCTAATCTAAGTAAACATATTAGAGTTGGTGATTTTACTAAAGTTGATAGTAATATAAGTCAATTTCCAAAGACAGTTGTACCTATGGGATTTGATATCCTAAACAACACATCTTTAGGAACTACGACAATACCATCAGCTTCATTTAAATCAAATCAAACTAATTCTAATGGTACATTTGACTCTTCCGTATTACATGGATTTGACTTTTTAACTTCAAAGATTAGTGATGATAATGAACAATATCTTGCTCCAATTCCTCTAAATGCTGGAACTGGAAATAATGTAACTATGTCATTGGAAAATTTTACTGGAACTAACGATGCATCCGAACTTGGTTCTAAGTATTCTGGAACAGCTGTACCATTATCACTTAGTGGTTCTGCAACAGCTCAGTTGAAATTTGCTGTTCCTTTTCAATTTGGGTTTGATGGTCGTAATCCAGCAACACCTTATTTCGTAGGAACTGAAATTGTCAATACAAATACACAGGGATTTGATTTATCATCCACAACTGCTAATGGTACTCTAGCTTATAAAAGAGCAATTAATGCTATTAGTAATCCTGATGAATTTGATATTAATTTACTGGTAACACCTGGTGTTATTCATAGATTACATTCAAGTGTAACAAATCATGCTATATCTAAGACAGAAGCTAGGGCAGATGCATTATACATCATGGATTCAGCAGCTTATACTGATTCAGTACAGACTGTTGTTGATACGGTTAATTCATTAGATACTAACTATGTTGCAACATACTATCCGTGGATTAAAATACCAAATAGAGATACTCAAAAACCAGTATGGGTTCCGCCATCAGTAGTATTACCTGGTGTGATATCATATACTGATAGAGTTTCTCATGAATGGTTTGCTCCAGCTGGATTAAATCGTGGTGGATTGACTTCTGTATTAGAAGCGGCTACAAGATTGACTCACGCTGAAAGAGATGAACTTTATGAAGGTAGAGTTAACCCAATTGCATCATTTCCTGGTCAAGGAGTTGTAGTATTTGGACAAAAAACACTACAATCTAAACCATCTGCTTTGGATAGAATCAATGTTCGTAGATTATTGATTACAGTTAGAAAATTTATTGCAAGTGCATCAAGGTATTTAGTATTTGAACAAAATACCCAGGCACTAAGGAATAGATTCTTAAATATCGTAAATCCTTATCTTGAACAAGTTCAATCTAATAGTGGATTAAGTGCTTTTAGAGTTGTTATGGATGAATCTAATAATACACCTGATGTCGTAGATAGAAATCAGTTGGTTGGTCAGATATTCGTACAACCTACAAGAACTGCTGAGTTTATTGTACTAGACTTCGTTGTTCAACCAACAGGAGCTACATTTCCTGAATAAGTTTAACTTATAACATAATGTATACTGAAAAGCCCCTTTAACTAGGGGTTTTTCTTTTTATAAATAACTAAAAATTTATTTAGATGATATTTATTTATGAGTAGAAATAAACGACTTTTTTAGGAGAATAAAGAATGGCTACACTAGACCCGTCAGAAATAATGTTCACACCGTTTGAACCGAAAACAAAGAATCGGTTCATCATGTACATTGAAGGTATTCCAGCATATCTGATCAAAACTGCAAACAGACCATCGATTCAATTTGAAGAGATAGTCTTAGACCATATAAATGTTAAACGATATATTAAAGGAAAGGGTGCATGGCAACCTATCGATGTTGTACTTTATGATCCTGTAGTTCCAAGTGGAGCACAAGCAGTTATGGAGTGGGTTAGACTATCACATGAGTCCGTTACCGGTAGAGATGGGTATTCAGATTTTTATAAAAAAGATGTTACTTTCAATTTGTTAGGGCCAGTCGGTGATGTTGTTGAAGAGTGGGTACTTAAAGGTGCTTACATCGAACAGGCTAACTTTGGTGATTTAGATTATTCATCAAGTGATCCAGCTGAAATTACTCTAACATTGAAGTATGACTACGCTATCTTACAATTCTAAGGAGTAAATATGAGTTTTTTAAGAGAAATGTTATCAAGTGATGCAAAAATTTCAAGTAAAAGATTTGTTGGTTTTGCAGCTTTCTTTATGTTGATTTGTAGTTGGGGTGCAGACACCTTTACAGCTTTTGAAGTAAAAGATAAAATACTAGAGTGTTTTATGTACATATCCGTAGTGGGATTGGGAGTTACAGCAGCAGAGAAATTTGGTAAAAAATAAATTAGTTTTACAAAACAATAAGTTATATATATAAGTATACAATACAAGGAGTCATAAATGGCTGATTATAAATTTCCCACAGAGATGGTAGAATTACCATCTAAGGGTTATTTCTACATGGATGGTCACCCTTTATCCAAGGGTAAGGTAGAAGTAAAGTACATGACCGCAAAAGAAGAGGATATTCTAACCTCACAAAATTTAATTCAACAAGGAACTGTAATCGATGCACTATTACAGGCTCTAATCGTAGATAAATCAATAAAAGTTGGTGATTTACTGATAGGTGATAAGAATGCAATCATGGTAGCAGCTCGTATTCTTGGTTATGGTAAGGATTATCAATTTGAATATGATGGGGTGGAACAAAAAACAGACTTAACCATGTTAGAACCAATAGACATTGATTTCAGTAAACTCGTACAGGGTGAAAATGAATTTTCTTTTGATTTACCAAATTCTAAACGACCAATAACATTTAAATTATTAAATGGCAATGATGAGAAACAAGTGGATTTGGAAGTAAAGGCAAGACAAAAAATATCTAAAGAGCAAAGTTCAGAACTAACAACAAGGTTAAAGGCCATGATATTATCAGTTGATGGTAAGTCAGAAAAATCACATATAAATAATTTTGTAGAAAACGAATTTTTATCAGTTGATTCTTTAGCATTCAGAAAAAATTTAAAAAGTATAACACCAGATATTGATATGACTACAACAGTTGTTGATTCCAATGGAAAGGAGTTAACGGTGACGATCCCTATCACCGTACGATTTTTTTGGCCTGAGTCCTAAGTATAAATTACAATTACATGAGGAAATATTTCAATTAATATTACACTCAAAAGGTGGATTTACCTTTGGTGAAGTCTACAACCTACCTATATACCTTAGAACATTTTACTTGAAGCGTTTACAGACCTTTTACACAGAAGAGGCCAACGAGCTTAAAAAGGAAATGGACAAATATAAAAAGTAAATTTTTACATAACTGATATTTATTATTGAGTTATAACACTTAATATTATTCGGAGATTTAAATGGCTAAGTATAAAAAAACTGATGAGATTGTAACAGAAAGTTTTATAGAAAAAATATTCACATCAGTAGGAAAAGGGTTACGTTCTGGTGCCTTAAAGACTTTAGCTAAAAAAGACCCTGAGATAGCTAAATCATTAAAAGATTTAGAAAAAACAAGAAAAGAAATAGATGATAGAATAAAAAATCTTCCGGCAGATGTAAGAAAAGCTGCTACATCTGGTAACTATTTTAAATAAAAGGTAAGAATGGCCGAAAGTTCACACGATAGAGCCCTAAATGTCGCAAAGGAATTACATGATCTTGGCATAGAAAGGCAAAAACAACTTAAAGAAGAAGGAGTACTTGCAGGGGCTCTCTTTGGTAGACAAAGAGACTTAGCATCTATAGCTAGTGCAATAAATGCAGATGGTATTGTTAGAAATGGTGTCGGTGAAGATTATTTAAAAACTATAAAAGAACAAACAAAAGAACAAGACGGACTAAACGACGCAATTTCAGATTCTTTTCCAGGTATTGTTAGTCTTTCAAAAGGTGCAGCAACTTTTGCAAATACTTTAAGAGTATTGGCAGCTGCAAATCCATTGTTAGCACTTCTAGCAGGTGCAGTAGCACTATTTAAGGTATTCACGGGTTTAGCAAAAAAGGTTGCGGAAACACGAAAGGATTTAGGAGTATCTGCTGCAGAAGCAATTAAATTAGAAGCTGCATTCTTTGGTTTGGAAAAGGTAGCTGCTTTATCTGGATTAGAAGCTTCAGATTTAAAAGAATCATTTGCTGCAGCCAGAGATAATTTAGGAGCCACTAGGGATGAGGCCTTGGGTTTGAGTTTATCATTAGCTCAAACAGCAATGAAAAGTGGTCAGACAGCAGATCAATTAACAAAAACTCTTTCCTTAATGGAATCAATCTCTGGTGCCAGTAGAGATGCACTTTTATCACAGATAGAAATAACTGGTCAGATGATAGAACAGGCTGGATTGGCACCAGGTGATATATTTAAAGATTTAGCTGATAATGCTGAAAATTTCGCTTCATTTGCTAAAGATGGCGGTATGAATGTGGTTAATGCCGCAGTAGCTGCCAAAAAGTTAGGATTGAATATGAGTGCAGTGTCGGACACTACAGAATCATTATTAGATTTTGAATCATCCATAGAAAAACAGATGGAAGCTTCAGTATTACTTGGTAGGCAATTAAATCTTGATAGGGCACGACAATTGGCTCTTACTGGCGATCAAGAAGGTATGATGAAAGAAATATTGAAACAGGTCGGCGGTGAGGCTGAATTTAATAGATTGAATGTTCTTCAAAGAAGGGCATTGGCAGATAGTGTTGGTCAAAGCGTAGAGAATTTATCCAGATTGGTCAGAAATAATACAGCCACAACAACTGCTGGAACTGTTGCTTCGACCACTAGTGATCCTGTGGTTGGTGTATTGTCAAGTCAAACTGGTATATTGGAAAGTATGGATAGTAGTCTAAGATCAATTAAAAAGGAATTATAATGCCATTGGTAGAACTGAAATCATTACTATCATTACAAGGTGAAAATCAATCTAGTGAACCAGGTAGTAATACCGGTGGTCAAACTCCACAACTAAATGAACAACCATTACCACTCACAAGTGCAGTATTTGCTCCTGTTCCAACCAGACAAGAGATAGATGCTTCAGTTGGTAGAGCTAGATTGCAATCAAGGTTAGTTACACCAACAACTGATTTATCTGTAATAAACAAAAATTTTGGTAGTAATACATTTACAGCTGGTAACACTCCTAGTTTTCCACATAATGAACTAAATGTCGCACCCATACCAACAACCTTATATTTAGATAAAAAACTAGACTTTGCACCTATATTTTCATCCACTAATAAAGCTAACAATACATATAATTTAGGTAATAATCCAACGCCACTTCAACAAATATCAACTGTTGGTATAAATGGACTTGTTAACCATGCTGTCGTTCCAAATCAATATTCATTTACTTTTGTGCCATTAAATAATTCTGATAATAAATTTCCAACTATTGCACCAAACACTGCACTAAAATCTAGGTTATATAAATTACACAACGATGGTAAAACAGAATTAAAAAATAACGGATTTACAAGAAATGGATTGAGTTTAGATAATTATTAT